CATAATCTAAATGACGTTCCATTATATTGCTCCTTCTATTTTACCAATTACATATAAACATAAAGCTACCCAACACCAAAACGCTATTGCTGTTACGATCATTGTTTTTATACTCATGTTATTCTCCAAGGGTTAAAGTGACTGCTTACGCAGCCACCTTTTGTATTTCAACAAAGTTAAGGTCATTTTCATTATATCCAATAACTTTTAAAAGTGCTTTTTTAGCATCTTCAACAGTTCTAAAAGCTCCCCTACCCCTACGTTGTTTACCAGCACCCCAACAAGTCCAATTCCATGTGTTTACTATTTCGTGATTTTCTACAATAGCATCTTCAATAATTGCACCAACTTTAAAATTATCTTGTTTTGTATAAACTCTAATTGTTGTCATGTTATTTCTCCTAAGGGTTAAATGTTGCAATACCTATATTAATCACATTTTTAACCATGTCAAGCATTATTTAACAAAATGTTAGTAATAAATTAGTTTGCTTCTAGTAATTTTTTGTGGTAGTGTTTTGGCTATGGAAATCTTACGTTTTATTATATTAGACGAATTTGACGGAAAACCGCTTAGGGCCTTTAGTAATAAGGCATCTGCTAAATGGTTTCTTGAAAATAGACCTAATTGTAAGCTCCATATTCTGCCTAGGCCACCTAAAGCAAAAGTCGTGCCAATGTCAGAATTTTATGAAGAATGTTTATTTTAAGGACAAATATGCTAAAGATTAAGAACTGGGAGAAGTTTAATTTATACAATGCTAAGAATCCTAGGTATCAAAAAAAGATGACTTGGTTCAAATTTTATGGTACGGATTACATCAATAATATTGAAATTCACAAGTTGAGTTTTGAACAAAAAGCTATTTTAGTCGAATTATGGTGTCTTGGATCAGAGAGTGATGGAGTGTTACCAGAGAACTTTGAAATTGCTTTTAGATTACATTATCCTATTGAATTTATTGAAAAATTGGTTGGTGAGTTACTTACTAGAGGTTGGCTAGAGGAAAACTACACAACTGTTAGGATAGAGAAGAGAAGAGAAGAGAAGATAAGAGAAGATAATGTGTTGGATAAATTTGACCTATTTTGGAAAGCGTATCCAGCAAGTAATCGTAAAGTAAATAAATCTGGATGTATGAAATTATGGGAATCTCAGAATCTTGAAACAATTGGTGACAAAATTATCAATCATGTTAAAATGATGGCTGATACGGATTGGAAAAAAGATAACGGACAATATATACCTATGCCAGCTACATACTTACGACAAGAAAGATTTAATGCAGATGTTGCTCCTAAGCGTAAAGCCTGGGAAGGTGGAGTATGAACATTGGCGAAGTCATTGATAAACTCACAGTAAGTCAAGCAGCAGTACAAGAGTTTTACAATGATGGATACAGCCATGCTGAGTTCAAGGTAAAGTCTACCGATCTGTTTTCAGAGGATCTGATTAAATACTTTGGGGAAGAAATACATGCAGGTAAGTCGCTAGGATGGATTAAGACTGAAGATAAGTTTAGAGTTCGTATGGGGGAATTGACATGCCTTACCGGAGTGTCAGGCCATGGTAAAAGTCTTTGGTTATCCCAAGTAGTATTATCTATGATGAAACAAGGTACTAAGTGTTTGATAGCTAGTATGGAGATGAAACCGGTATTAACTCTCAGTCGCATGATAATTAATACGTTAGGTTCATCAGAGCCTACAGATGCTTACATCACTCACTGGACAGATAGAGCAAAAGATAAATTGTTTATTTACGACCAGCTAGGCACTACCACATCTGATGATATGTTTGCAACACTTTTTTATGGTAAACATATTTTGGGAGTTGAGGTGTTTGTGATAGACTCATTAATGAAAATGTCAGATATATCCGAAGAATCTTTGGAGCGTCAAAAATTGTTTGTAGATAGATTGGCAGTTATATGCAGAGATTTAAACATTCACATATTTTTAGTAGCTCATACTCGTAAAATGAAAGATGAAACAGAGATTCCTGATGCTACAAACATTATGGGATCAAGTCATATTAGAAACCTTGTAGATAACGTAATTTGCGTTTGGCGCAATAGAGCTAGAGAAAAATTGGTAGAGGAAGGCAAGACACCACCGGAAGAATTAAAGATTATTCCCCATGCTAAAGCCTTCGTGCAGAAACAACGTAATGCTCAGTTTGAGGGGAGCTTCAACTTCTGGTTTGACCAAAAAGGATTACGATACAAGGAATCGCCATGAGTGATGATAATAGTGCTAATAAGTTTTTAAAGATTATGCAAAAAGGTTTCCCTGGTGCAGCATATAGAGCTGTTATGAATGACGGTAAAGCATTTAAAAGTAAAGGATACGATCATGTTAAAATGGAGTTTGAATCAAGCAAATCTAAACGGCTTAGTGGAGAAACTAAAAAATCTTGATTGGACTAAACATTGGCGTGTCACAGTTGTAGAAGCTAAAGCAAATCGTAGCCTAGAACAAAATGAAAGGTTATGGGAGCTTTATACAAGCATTGGTAACCATTTAGGTATTGAAAAAGACAAGATCCATGAACTTATGGGATACAAGTTTTTAAGATACCAAACTGAAATAGCTGGTAATGCAATAGAATTAGTAAAGTCAAGCACTAAATTAACTACTAGCGAAATGGGTGAGTATCAGCACCAAATAGAAATATGGGCGCAAACTATGGGATGGGCATGGGATTACTAATGAATATAATGCCTATTAAAAGCGAAGAAACAAAACCATGGCTTTTAGAAAAACATTATGCAAAACGTATGCCAATTATTAGATATGCTTTTGGGTTGTATGAAAATGATATATTAGTAGGCGTAGTAACTTATGGACCAACACCAACACCACAAGTTCAAAAACACATGCTTGGTGCTGGATGGGAAGATAAAATTTTAGAATTGAATAGATTGTGTATAGAAACAAAAACTAAAAATGCAGCTTCTTTTATTGTTGGTAGAAGTTTAGCTATGTTGCCAAAGCCAATGGCGGTTGTATCTTATGCAGATGGTGGTCAAGGACATATTGGTTATGTTTATCAATCAACTAATTTTTTATACACAGGTGCAGTAACAGCACATGATGATGAATATATTATTAATGGTAAAAAAACTCACGCAAGAACTTTAACATCAAGAGGTATAACAAAGCCTAAAGAGTGGGCTAGAGAAAATAATATAGAAATAGTTAAAGCTAAACCAAAACATAGATACATATATTTTTGTGGAAATAAACAACAAAAAAAACAAATGTTAGAATTGTTATCATATCCAATTATTAATGAATATCCAAAAGGCGAAAGTAAAAGATATGATGCTGGTGGGATTGTTCAAACACAACAGGTGATGTTTGCATGAACTATAGAAATAAAAAACTATTAGAAGTTGTTAGAGAAGCTCCATGTATGATGTGTTCAATGGAAGATGGAACAGTTTGTGCAGCTCATAGTAATCAGTTAAGGGATGGAAAGGGTACTGGTATAAAGGCTCAAGATTTCCGAATTGCGGCACTTTGCCACCAATGCCACCACATGATAGATAATGACAAATCATTAGATAAACATGATAGAATAGCTGCATGGGAAGAGGCGCACAGAAAAACTATAGGTTGGTTATTCACTAACAACCATCTAGGGGTAAAATGAAATATTTAGTAGGTATTATAGGTATATGCTTTTTACCTTTTGCAGTAATCTTTGTAGCCTTTGAAGCAGCCATTGTTTATATTGTTAATTGTTGTAACGAGGAAAAAGAATGACAGATAAGAACTCAATCACAGGTGATTTACTACAATCACGCATGAACAGTAAAGAATTTGAAGAAAACTTTGATCGTATATTTAGACAACGAATCAATGAACAAAAACTTAACAATGATGATATGTTACCTACTTACGAACTAAATAAGTCTACCGGAGAAGTCCAGAAAGTAAATAATGGCGACAAGCCCAACACAGTTAAGCCTTAAAAAGTTACGAGATGAAGGATACACAGTTGCTATAGTAGAACATTGGAACGCATTTGCAAGAATACGCCAAGATCTATTTGGATTTATAGATATACTAGCTTTAAAAGGTAAAGAAGTATTAGCCATCCAAACCACCACCGTTTCAAATATGTCAGCGAGAGTGACTAAGATAGGAAATAACGAGTATGTAGGTGCAGTTCGTGAAGCTGGCTGGACTATTCATGTACATGGATGGCATCAAGACGACAAAAAGAAATGGCATTGTAAGGTTAAGGATGTAAGTTGAAATACGAAGCAGAGCTGCACTATACGCAATACAAAGATGTAATCATGGATGCTATTGGTGAAGGTAAGATGAATTGTTTAGAGGTTGCTAAGGAAATAGATGTAGGATATAACATTGTAAAATGGGTTATGTTTAGACTTAGGAACGAAGAACATCTTACATCCTATACGCACAATGACATTACTTACTATCACAGACCTAAGCCACATCCATTACAAGAACTACTAGGTCACACAGTAAACTTTACAGAAGATCAAATTAAAAGCTCAACAGTTTATAACGAAAAAGACGCTAAACATAACGCAAGACACAATCATACGCAAGATTCATTTTATACTAGCTCAATTGTAGGTGAAGGGATAAAGATAGGAACATGACACAAGAAGATATTATTGCTATATACAAAAAGGTATTTCCTACAGGATACGAACCAA